CTTGCCAATTAGGTGCATCCTTATTTGTATGAACAAACCAATTTCCATTATGATGTTCAATACCATATTTTACTTTGGGTAATTCTGGTAAAAAATCAATTACTTCGAAAGGTTTTGATTTCCATTTAATGTATTTACACCAATTAGAATCATAATTACCAGAAGATAAAATTATATATTCCTCATCAGCAGATAATCCACCACCTAAATTATAATCAGAATTTGTTTCCTCATATACCAATTGAGATATTTGATTATCAAGATTATAATTCCATAATTGGTATATACGATTTGATTCATCTCCAACAAAATAATAAATCATAGTATCCCCTACCCAAAAATATGAACAATATGCTAATTTTGGTATAGTATGTGATTGGTGAACTCTTGTTTCAAGATTTACCAAAACAAACTCATACAATTCACTTCCATCCCAATCAACTCCATATGTCATGTATTTATGTGAAGGTGATATATCAAATGAAGTAACATCACATTGAGGTTTTCCTTGAGCTAATTTATTAATATCAAGTAATTCCTCTTCTACAACACATCCATCTGGTAAAGTTTTTTTTCTCAAATGAGTGTGATATTCAGCTCCTTCTCTAAATCTTTTGAAATATCTCCATGTATCATTAAGATTATGTAAATAAGCATATGTATCATATGATTCTCTTATATATGATTTGGTTTCTTTGTATAATTGCTTAACCAAATCTTTATGAGGGTTAATAATTTCATCCGTATATTCATTTTCTTTTTGAATATGTGTTAATACTTTGGGATTAGTTCTTGAATCATCCCTTAACCAATGATACCAATCATCTAATTCAACTGGAGGATTTGTTAATTTTGTAATATCAGTACCTCTTAATTCACCCTCAACCAAACCAAATTTTCTTTTAGAACAATGTTTTTCTGTTAATGGAAATGACATAAGAAATATTAATATATATTATAAATTAATACATATTAACAAAATAATTCAATTTTTTTATAAAAATATTAATTAATATATTTTATTTTAACACCTTTTGGAATATTATGATTTTTTATTTTTTCAAATTTTTTTTTATTTAAAATAATTTCTTTTAATCCAATTGGTAAGTTATCAAGTCGTTGAGAAAAATTATTACCTAATATAATAATTTCTATACTTGCTGGTAAATAATCAACCGATTGTGAAAAATCTGAACCAAATTGTATAAATTTTATTCTCATTGGTAAATTCTCAACTGGTTGATTAAATTTATCACCAAAAATTAACGTTTCTAGAATATCATTAAGGTTATCAACTGGTTGATTATAACTTGACCCAAATTTTAACCTTATTAAATTTTCTGGATATTTTGATTTTTTTTTATTAAATCTTACATTAAATTCCAAAACGATAATGCCATCAGGCAAATTTAAAATATTTTTATTAAAACATTTACCAAACTCAATTAATTCAATAGTTTTAGGTAAATTATTAATTGGTTGATTGTATGATTCACTCATTTTAAATATTTTTAACTTTGGCGGAAATTTTGTTATTTTTTTTGAATATTCTTTTCCCAATTCTAAATATTCTAATCCATCTGGTAAATTTTCATTTAATTTAAAAATATTTCCTGATTTAAATACAAATGTTTTTAAATTAAATGGTAAGGAACTCAATTCCTGACAAAAGTTTTCACCTAATTTTAATATTTCAATTGTTTTTGGTAAAGAATTTATTGAATTATTGAAATCTTTACCAAATACAAATTCTAATAAATATGGAGGGAGCCTATTTTCTACACTTTTATTAAAATTATTACCCAAACTTAATTTTTTAACTCCAACACACTTGGAAAAATCTAAATCTAAATTATAACGACTATTTTTAATAGGTAATATATAATTATTACTAATTGTATTTGTCATAGGAGTAAAATTGCAATCATGTTTACCATTAACAAAAATTATACTTGATATTTTATTGTTATTTATTGTTTGAATAATTTCTTTTGTAATGTTTTTATTAAAATCTGGGTGAAAATATAATGTATCTGATGAATATACATAAAAATCATCATATTTTGATTTTTTATTATTCATAAATTATATATAATAATTAAGAAATATTTATATTTTTTTTCAATTTTATCAAGTTAAATAAATTAGGTATTAAATATGGTTTGATGGTTTTAAATCTAACTGGTCAATCCATCCCCATGCTATCACACTAATTCTTCCATCTGATGGTGTGGGTTTATAATTGGGTGAGGTTTTAATAGGAAGCACCCCATGTCTCCAATCAATATTTACATCTTTATTAAATACATAAGTATATCCGTTAGGAAGAGGAATAGAAACAACTTTTCTACAATCTGGATGAGATGCTACTTGAAATGCTATGTCTCTGGTATGTCCAAAACTTATTCCAATTGTTGAATTTTGTTTACGAGCAATTTCTGGTTTTAATGCGGCACCATCATAGTGAAAAAATTTATGGTCATTTAAATTTTGCATCCAATTAAATCTGGTTGCTTTAACGTCCATTTTAAAATATTTAGCAACTTTATCAATAACATAATTAAATGTTGGACAATCTTTCTTCCAGTCTAATTTATCATCCACAATCAAATGACAACCTTCATGCCAAGGAATAATTAAGTCTTGTTTATCAAATTTTGTTCCAAATATTTCTTCTAATAATTCTGTATAAATATTTGGTCTATCAGAAAATAAATCAGGAATAATCACAACATCATTTGATTGGAATGATAATTCCGTATTGGGTTTACTTATACTAGATTCAAATAATATTCTCATTTCAGGCGGAGAATAATCTGGTTTAAATACTTCAGTATTAGCTGGTTTTGGTTTGTGATTGTGATTATGATTATGATTTGGATTATTTTGATTACGATTTGTTCCAATTAATTTTAAATTCACATAATGATTTTTCCCACATAATCCATCACATTTAGATTTTGAATAAAATTCTTTACATAATTCAGGGTCGTGAATAAATCTACAATTCTCATGTGAACATTTCCCTCGCATCCAATCTCTACATACATTTTTAAAATTATTATTTTTAGACATTTTTAATGGAATATATATTTGTTTTATTATATTTATTAACATTTTAAATCAATTTTTTTTAATGATTTTAGTAAATATTTTTTTCGTAAATTTATATATCGAGATTACCTAATTAAATTAAATATTTTGTTTTATAATTGAATACAAGTATAAAAAATATCATATTTAATATAAACGTTTTTATATAAATTAAAAATTGAAATTTAAACTTATTGTAATATTGATTCATTTTTAATCATAATATAACTTTACAACAATGTCATCAAAATTTACTAAATGTTATAAACCAAATCATAAAGTTAATTTAAAATATAATAAAAAACACATAAAAAATAATAATATTAAACATATGTATAAAATTATTAAATCAAGTATTCAATCGATAAAAATGATAAATATGAAAAAGAATAAAATTCATAATTTGAATCTAAAACACAATATTTCAAATGTCGATAAATTAATTACATCCGCATCATCACTACAATTAAAAGTCCAAAATCAAACAAATATTTCAAGTATTGATGAATTAATTGAAAAAACATTATCAATAAAATTAACAGAATCTGCGGAAGATATTGAAGATTTGGGAACTATAATAAAATGTAAAATATGCAATAGTTTAAGTGGTACATTGAAAATACTTTGTCATAATTTCAAATGTAAATATTACATTAATGAATATACAGATACATTAGTTTATGGTACCTGTGTATGTGCAACAACTCCAATAGATTCAACAAAAGCTAAATTTGTTGGAATGAGAGAAGCAATTGTGATTGATAAAAATTCTTCAATTAAAATTATTGGAACATATGGTGCAGGACCTTGTATCATAGTTGGGATTAGAGATAGAATTAGCACTAAAACATTATTATCTCACATAGATGCCAATACGCTTAATCCCATAAATATTTTTAATATTTTTTCTCCAGCTTCATCTGATGTTTATTTGATTGGAGGTGATAATAGTTCTAAAAAAGAAATTAATGAACTAATTAACCAAATAGTTTTTAGAGGATTTGAAATTAAATTTACGCACTTAATTGATGATAATTCAAATTCATTTGGTATTAATGCAGAAACTGGTGATGTATTTTTCTGATTTCATCCATTGATTTTATTTTTATATATTGATATGAATATATATCATTTTTAATGGCCAATATACATATTTCATCAGTTTGTTCTTTTACATATTGTAATGCTAACCCATTTTGAATTACAGCTAATTTATTAATTTCATCTGTTTGATTTATTACATATTGTAATGCCCATCCATTTTGTTGAACGGCTAATTTACATAATTCATTAGTTTGTTCTTTTACATATTTTAAAGAATTTCCATTTTTTATTACAGCTAATCTACATATTTCATAAGTTTGGTTTTTTACATATAGTAATACCCATCCAATTCGTTGAACAGCTATTTTACATATTTCATCAGTTTGTTTTTTTACGTATTCTAATGCCATCGCATTTTTTTGAACAGCCAATATACATATTTCATCAGTTTGATTTATTACATATTGTAGTGCCATTCCATTAGATTGAACTGCTAATTTACATATTTCATTTGATGGGTTTTTAATATATTGTAATGCCATTCCATTAGATTGAACTGCTAATTTACATATTTCATCAGATGGATTTTTTATATGTTGTATTAAAAGGCCATTAGATTTAACAATAAATTCATAAATCTCATCAGTTTGTTTTTTTACATATATAATTGAATTGATATTTTGACTTATAGCTAAATTACAAATTTCTTTTGTTTGTTTTTTCACATACTTTAACATTAATCCATTTTTCATCACGACTAGTTTACACATTTTATTTGTTTGTTGTTTTACAAATTTAAATGCTTTAATATTTTGTATTATGGCCATTTCACAAATTTCTTCAGTTTGATTTTTAATAAAACTTAGTGCTATTCCATTAGATTTAACAGCTAATTTACAAATTTCATCGGTTTTTTTTTTAACATATTGTAATGCCAACCCATTTTGAATTACTGCCAATTTGGATATTTCATCAGTTTGGTTTATTACATATTGTAATGCCAACCCATTTTGAATTACAGCTAATTTATTAATTTCATCTGAATCAATTTTAACATATTTTAATGTTAATACATTTTGTTTAACTGCTAATTTACAAAATTCTAAATCATTCCATAAATTATAATTTTGAATAGATATTTTATTTTTAATATCCAAAATAATTTTATCAGTTTTAAATTTATTATTTGAGATATATATTTGAGAATCATCTTCAAAATCAACTTTACAAATCCATTTTAATTTTGGTCTATAATTAATCCATAATGGTATCTTGTTTTCTTCACAAAAATAAATACCACCAGATTCACATTCTCCAGACGGATTAAATTGATTTGAATCAATGTTTAATCCATTACGATAAACATAATTATTATGTATTAAATCATCATTTAAAATTTTGTAAAATTTTAAATGGTGATATTGTTCTTTAAAATCTTTTCCTGATAATACACTATACATAGTTATTATTTTTTATTCCTATAATACATTAGAATATATATTTTTCAATTTTTATAAAAAATTATTATAATTGGTGATAAATTTATTGTTGCCATTTATCATTTAAAAATGCTTGAAATAATACAAATGCTTCTTTAGGTTTGTATGTGGGAACTTCATGTCCTGCTCCATGAACAGTAGCAAATGTTAATCTAGATTTGGTTGAATATGGAGTATTGAATTTGGTAATATAACCAGAAGTTTGACCATCAACTTCCCATGATTTCCATAAATAATCACGTTCATAACTAAATCCCAAATCAAATATCCATTTTTGTGTATATACGGTTCCACAAACTCCATCAACATCACCTGAATATACCATCATTTTAAGTTCTGGTACTGATTTATCTTCCAAAATTTGTCTATAATAACGAATAGTTGATTTCATCTTATCGACCAATTCATATTTGGTTGTTCTAGAACATTCTTCCCAAACAATATCTCCTTTTACATGTAATGCTTTTTTAACATCTGGTTTATTTAAATAATCTGATGCCCAATTATCTTCACAAGGTTCATATGTATCTGATAAAGGAACAGAATCAAATAATTTAGCATTTGGTGCTATTACATAATTTTTAGATTCTGAATATACCATTCTATCAAATAAATAATCAGTAAACCAAGACTCTTGAGCACTAACACATACTGGAAATTCTAATGCATAAGGATTTAAATTACCAATTAATTTGGAAAATCTTAAAAAATAACTAGAACAAACAGAATTATTTAACATTGTTAAAGGATTTGTGCAATCATTTTTAATATATTCATCCCATAGTGGTTTTGGTAATAAGTTAAAATTATTATAAGTTTCCATTTGTGCACCAGAACCAGAATAATAATCAACATAAGGATTACCAACTGCCATACCTGCAAAATTTATTTGTTCGGTTTGAGAAACTTTTTTATTGTATTCAATAATTTCTAATGAAAGTTCTGGCATATAATGTCCACCATAACTTTCTGATGTAATATAAAGTGGATTAGATTTTAAGTGGGGATATCTTGAAAGAAATTGAATTATAATAGCAAGATTATCTTTGGCAGCTTGGTCATCTCCAATTTTATATTCTGATGTATTATCTGAATAAGAAAATCCAACCCCAGTTGGTTGTTCTAAAAATACCATATTGGCAATTTTATTCCATGACCAATCATTTGGTTTAAGGTCTCCGTTTGAATCTGGTCTCCAAGGACCTTGTTCTGTCATAAATCCAATTAAACCAGAACATCCAGGACCACCATTAGTCCAAAAAACAACCGGGTCTGTTGATGGATTAGATTCAGATTCAACAAACCAATAATGTAAATGTTTAGTTGTGTTTGGTAAATCCAAATAACCTGAAAATTGATTAAATTTAATTTGATAGTTTAAACCTGGTAATTCAGTTACTTGGTCTAATAATGCTTCATTGGAATATTTAATTCCCTGAACTAAATTTAATACAAAGCAAAATGATACTAATAAATAATTTAAATATTTCATATTATATAATATATATATATATAAATTTATATTGAAATTAAAAAAATTTCAATTTTTTAATTTAATAAAATGTATTTAAGATGATAAAATTATATCTACATATATATGTCTCAATTACTAAATTATAAAAAAATATTTGATAAAAATAATAATCAAGAATCAAATTTAAAAAAAAAATTATCAAATGAAACTAAAACAAATGAACCTAAACCAAAACTTGAATTAAAACCTGAACCAGAACCAGAATCAAATATTAAAACAAATACATTTGATGTTAATCAAAAAAATTATAAAGCTTGGTCTGATTTTTTTCACACGAATGGATACATAATATTATCTAATGCAATTGAACCAAATCAAATAACAAAATTAAAAGAAGAATTAGTTTTTGCTGAAAATAAAAATAAATTTAAAAAAATAGATTCTGATAGACATATTGTTCATAAATGTTTTTTTGAAAATTCACCCACAACCTTAAATTTAATAGAATCAAGTGTTTTATATGATTTTGCTCAATATTTAATAGCAGATGTACCAGGATGACGAGGTAATACATTAGCGGCACATTTAATTCATAATAATGCTTTTGTGGTTCCTCCAGGTGGTCGTGGTCAAGCTCCAACATTTCATACTGATGATTGTTTACAAAATGTAATAGTTCCAGAAGGAAAAGAATTACCAGAATGGATTAAATTGCCGGTATTAGCTTGTACTTGGATGTGTTGGTTATCTGATTGTGATAGTCCCGATAGAGGACCAACTTGGGTTGTTCCTGGTTCACATAGATTTGGTAAAGTAGTTAATTCAGAATTAGCTGAAAGGCTTGCAATTGCTGCTTGTGGAAAAGCAGGAACTTGTGTACTTATAAATAATCAAGTTTGGCATAGAGGTTCAGCTAATACATCAAATGTACCAAGATATACACTTCAATTAACTTTTGCTAGAAGAATTATAGGGCATAAGCATAAAACTATAATGAATTATCAAATGCCTGAACATGTATATAAAGCAAAATCTGACAAAGTTAAAGAAAGATTAGGATGGTTACAAGGAGGAGCATATTCATAAAAAATTGAAAAAATTAAAATTTGAATCTCAATAAAATATTAATTAATAAGTAGTTTAGTCATTATATAGTAGTTTAGTATCTTTAAACAAAATGAATTGTACTTTTAAATTAGTATATACAACTAATATAATTTGTATTGATATTAATCCTATGATTTTAATAAATCAATTAAAAGACAATATAAATTCACTTGTATTGGAAAATATGTTTCTGGGTAATAACGATTATGAAATCGTTATTGCTGGTACTCCTAATATTGAATTAGCAGTATGTATTAATTTAGAATCAAATAATAAATTTCATACTTTAAAATCAACAGCTTTTTACATCAGGCCGATTAATTTTACCCATACAAATTCAACAAATTTAAATCCAACCAGTTCATCAATTGTTACATCTAGCGAATGTTCAATTTGCTTACGAAATTTCAATTTAGCAAATTTAACACCATGGGCATCTTGTACACATTATAATAATTATTGTCAATCTTGTATATCAAATTGGAATTTAAGTTGTGATTCAATTGGTAGAGACCTAAATTGTCCATTATGCAGACAAACAATTTTATTTGCATAATTAATTTAATTATTTTTATAAAAATGAATATATAATATAATAAAATTGTTATGGATATAAATACTCAATCAAAATATTATTGTTATATAATCAAATCTACAAATCCTAATTTTTTTAATTCCACATACAATGGGAGTACAAACAATCTTATAAGACGTTTACGCCAACACAATGGGGAAATAGTAGGAGGTGCTAAAGCAACTAGAGGAAAAGGACCTTGGAAATATATTAGTATTTGGGAAGGATTTAGTTCCCATAAAGAAGCTCTAAGTTGTGAATGGAGAATTAAACATCCTACAAATTCTAAAAAAAGACCATCCGAATACAATGGAGTTAAGGGTAGAATTAAATCACTAAATTTATTAATAGGGTTAGATTGTTGGACAGGAAAAAGTTCAGGAATGGAATCAGGATTTGAATATAATTTGTACGTGGATAATGAACTAATTGAATTAATTGATGTAAATAAAAAAAAACCCAATTTAAAAATTAAATTTCTTGATGAATTTGATAAATTTGAAGTTAAATAAAAATTGAACATTAATTATAAAATATAGTATTGTTAATTAATCAAAAACATTGTATGAATAAACTTGGGTTCATTAAATATTTGATAAAATTATCAAATGAATATGATTCAAATGTTCATAAATATTATCCAGATGAAGAATTAAGAAATAATTATAATAATAAACTTTGTCTAGATTTCAATCTAGATAAAACTATACATATTGAAATTAATTTACACCTTAAAATTAATGATAATATAATTGAAGATATATCAAATAAAATAAAAGAAATTAAATTAATAAATAAAAAATTTGTATTGGTACCATGTACGATTGTAAAAAAAAATATTTCACATGCTGTTTTAATTGTTTATTATAAAAATATGAATAAGTTTTATATTTGTGATTCAACGAGTCAACATGGTAATAATCAAGAAACGATGAATAAATTGGTTGAATTATATAAAATAATTTTTGATAATTATGAAATAATATGTTATCAAATACAAGATTTAGAAAGTAATAAATACATTAAATATAAGGATAGCGAATATTTATCTGGATATTGTTTAGCATGGTCTTTTTTACTTTCGTATTTATTAATTAAATATAATTGGGTAGGTATTGATAAATTGGTTGAATGTATGTTATGGAATATTGAATATTCTCCTAAATTAGCGAGAAAATTGATAAGAGGTTTTATAGTTTATATGAGTTAATAAATCATAAATTGTGTTTATGGGAGTTTAAAATGACTTTTATGTATTTATTAATAAATTTATTTTGAAATTTTAATCTTTTTTTTTCTATTTTATTTTTTTTTTTAAAAATAATCCTATCAACAAATTCATTTGTTATTTTGGTTTCGTGAATTTTTTTTTTATTTAATTTATTGTATTTAAAAATTATCATACCCCTATGATTAATATGTTTAATATAATATTTTTTTCCAAAATATGTATAAATAAAATTTGGACAAGAATTATATAAAACTGATTGTACAACAGGAATTCCCAACAAATAATTTAATACAAAAGCACCTTTTTTATAAATAAAACAATTATTCTCAATCACATTAAAATTGTCACATTTAGTTGTGTTTGGATTAATATTTTTTGGAATACTGTATCTAGTAATTGAACCTTCTGGGAAAATAATAATACAACATTTATCGTTATTTTTAACAAAATAATTCATATTACACCTTTTTCACTGAAATTCGGGACAATCATTCAAGTTATTTGAGTGCAATTGTACCTCATAAGAGG